TTATTAAGCTTTAATGGTAACCTCTCTATAACTGATTTTTTTTCATAAACACTGATATCATTAAAATCTAGCGTTATTTCTCCTATTTCGACAGATTGAACATATTTCATAATCTCATATGTTAGCAATAGACTTACCGTATCTGTCTTTTTTTGATCATCAGACAACTTATTTAATTCCGCCACCAATCTTTTGCATATAGAAGTATCTGTTGTGAGGGTAGGTATTCGTAAATTGCATGTAATATTATCGCTTGTTACAGATTGAGTTTCAGTAAATGAATTGTAATCGATATCTTTCAATTCATTTAAATCATACTGTTTGTCTTTAATTGTAATGTGATCTTTAAGAGATAACTTTCTCAAATTAATAATAATAACCGGCTTATCAACGATATTAAATTCAATAGATTCCTTACAATTATTAACTATAAATTCATTATAAAGAATATTACTATTAATAATACCAGTAACACCTTCAAACGCTGTTCTAAGTAATTGCTTTTGCTGATTAACGTTAAACAGATCAAATTCTATACTCTTATTAATAGATGGTACATGTACTACCGCAACTGTGTTATCACCAGTCTTTTCGAGCTCAGTTAGAAATTCTTTAATATCCACATTATGTATTTATTAATACATCTAGTTTTTCAACTCTTTATTTTCATTGTGAATCGTCTTATTATGTATGTTTAAAAATATCTTAGACTCTATAGGTGATAAATTGTAGAATGTATTTGTACCTGGTAATATTTTCTGGAAGAACATGTATATTAATTCATAATAGGATTTTATATCTACCCTATATATGTTTGAGATAAATTGCATAACACCATTACCTACTATATCAACCTTTATCTCCTCAATACCAAATTGATCATTTTGCTGTATAATTGTAATATTAAGCAGCTCGTTAGATATATTATCTAAAAATTTATTAATTATAGTGAATACATTAGCTGGTAGTTTACTCATAACCTGATTTTGTTCAGACACAGTTAAGTCTTTAAATTCTACTCGCTTATTATTAATAGTAATAAATTTAATAACCGATGTTAATAGATCGTCAATATCCTCGAAGAATGAGCAATTTGGTATACCTAAGCCTATTGTAAGATTGTCTACCACTATCTCCGTATCTAAATCTTTAAAGTTAGATTCCAGCTTCTCTAAAACTGTATCTAAGCTAATATCCACATTCTTACCATCTTTTGTTGTGAACGATAATGTCTCGCCAACAAACAACATCCTCACATATATCAACATATAAAATCTATCATAAATATCAAGATCTTTATCTAAATATAACTCCTCAAATAATTCATTTAACCCAACTAAATCATTATTTTCACAAAACTTTATAATATTTATATATTCCTTATTCTTAAGTTCGCGAACTCGCCGCTTTTTATTACTTGGGAGAGTTATTTCTGCTGTAAACATTATGAGGTGCGGCTAACCCCTTCAACTGTTACAGCACCTCTACTAATATCCTTTATTGTGTAATGTGAGAAGATAAATGATACGGTCTTAACTAGTTCATCGAAGCTTAAATCATTATAACTAATCTTATCAGCCTCAATATTTGTAGGAGCGCAATCTTTAAACGTTAGTTGCTTGCGAGCTTTATATTCTACTTGTGGTCTAGTTAGTTTTTGCGACGACGCCACCTTATTTTTATAAGATCCCTGTGCGCGTGAGTATAAGGTAGCTACTATATTACATTTAATAGGTGCCTCATCATCTTCAATAAGCCCTTTATACGAGCATGCAACTACCCACGGTCGTATAAAGAAATCAATTATATCTCTATTTGTCTCTAGGAACGATATATCAATCTTATTACTCGAGCCATAATCAGATCGCCTATCACCAACATACCCGGAACCGAATCCACCTGACCCTGGAACTGGCGCAGTAGTTACACTAAATTCTTCAGCGGGGAAGGATATAGCTTGAGCTAACAAATACCCAACACCGGTTTGATTATCTGTTTGATTATCTATTAACTTACTATCAACAGTCCAGACTTGTGGCTCATATAGGTTTACCCAATATGAAATATTGGAACCAAGCTTCGTCATACTAGTACCATCCGTGGTACTAAAGTCTAATGTCCATAAAAATTTTAGCGGGATGTCATTATCCCAATCCTGGAATAACTTTAGTCTAGATAGAACTGGCTGTGGCACTTAATTATTTAATCACCTAACCTTGTTATAAAAGTGATAAGCTACTGTAGCTTTAACTTCAACAGTTTCACCGGTACCACCAGATATGTTATATTCTATACCGTCAATGTTACGTAGAGAGGCTCCAACCAGTTTATATTCAGCAATAGGCTCTAGATCTTTATCAAGTTGCGCTAGGTGGATAAAGAAATCATCATCTGGGGTACCAAACTCCCCTGTAGATGTAGTGTCATCAAATAGAGCTCTAGATGCACCCTCAAAGTAATTTCTGAGCTCACTTTTTGCATCTAAGAAGAATGTTAAATTATAACCTTCTGAACCTGGATACTTAACACTACCTGGTATATTAAAGTCGAGTCCCATATAAGGAGCTGCAACATTTGTAATAGTTCTACCTGGTAATGCTGCAGTCTTAACATATACCAACTCATTCTCTGTTAAAGCAGGAACACCCTGTAGTTGCAGCTGCGTTAACCTGAAGAGAAAATCACGACTAAAGTCACGATCTGCGGCAACGCGATAAAAGTTTTGAATCGATTGATTGACCATAATAATATTTATGTCCTTCAGCTAAATTTACTGAGATGATGATTACATTTTAGTAAAATATTTTAGTATGAAGGTCATTACAATAAAAAGCCGTGGCCTTTTAAGGCCACGGCTTGGAGGGAAGAAATTATACACCAATAATAATTTCTTCCGAGGGATTACCCACCGATGATCTCCTCAAAGTTTGCATCCGTAGAGGTGGCGTAGAAATTCACCAATATAAATTCTGCTGTACGTACCGGTTTTAGATATATATCTACAACCAACTCATTCTGGTCAATAACAGTAGGTGTATTGTTACGTTCATCACAAACAATAATATAATCATATAGACCATCATCCGCTTTAACTCTCTCAAAGAATGGAGTTAATGTATTAACAACACGTGTTCTTGTGAATAGTGTATTATTCTCAAACAAGAAATACTGCATTGTGCGCTTTGTAATCTTTTCCAAGTAGATGAATGTTCTTCGAACATTGATTCTATCAAACGCACTAGGCTTTCTAAGAAGGGTCTTTTGTCCAAAGAATACATTACCTTGATCTGCGAGAGTTGTAATAGGGTTTAAATTTGATGTATATAAATCATCTCGCTGTCTCTGGTTTGGTGAGAGTGCAATATCACTAGCATCTGTTATAATACCTCTATTTAAACCAGCCGGCGCACCCCATGGGCCGATCTGAGCATCTGTACTAGCCATTTTAGCGGAAGCGAAGCCAGACGGTGGTACATACACATATAAACCGGAGTAGTTGTCATACACCTTCATATAGTTCGCGTAGACAGTTGCATATGAAGTGTTTGCTAGCTCAAACTGATGTCTTAATGCCCAATATGCATGAACATAAAAGTTTTTAGTTTTATCATCTTGAATTTTGTTATCCTTACCAGTTACTACGATCTGTCTAATCGGGTCTGCAATATATAGAATATCACCTCTACCACCATCTTTAACAGGTCCACAGAAAGTAGCAAACTTATTAAAGATTGTAGTATATGCTGTCCTAGCTTTTGTACCTGTAGCATTTAGATCATTTGATGTTCTTAGAGCTTCGATAGATGTAGTTGTACGAGTATCATCATAACCATACCCGGAGAGCGAAGCACTTGCTGTTTGGTTATATGTCCATATGGAACCAATACCACCCTCAGCAATAATATCAATATTAAATTTCCTATCATTCCTGATTCGATCAAGCGCGCGATCCAGTTTCTGTGGAATGTTGCCGGCTACCTTTGTCTCTAAGTTTGTTTCACCATAAGCACCTAACGCATATATTGAATCAGCCGTCCCAATGGCATTAATCGCGTCGGTCATAAAGGATCCGTCGGCGTATCCAGCACCAACAATCGATGATAAAATATTGCCATTTGTAAAATTATCAGATAAGGATTGAGTTAAAACTCTCAATTTCGTTCTAGGGGTACCATCAGAATTAAGCTTAACACCACTTATCTGATCAGACAAAAACGGGTTAACAATAATATCAATATTTCTAGAGTCATTCTCAACATTTTCTAAGAAGTAGTTAATTGGTGCACCACCATTATCGGAATTACGTTGTCTATAATAACCGATTGACCCATTATAACCTTCCTCTAATAGATAATCTAGTCTGTTTGCCTCTTTAGAGAAAACAGATTGTCTAAGCTTAAAGACTCCAATATTGAGAGCGTCATCAAATTCTCTAGTGGAAATGTCATAACCAGTGATTCGATCCTCCATCACTTGTGAGATGGAGTTTGTCGCCGGGTTATCGCCAAACTCTGGTGTAGCTGATAGAGCAAATTCCAACCTACTGGTTGGCACTGTTGTATATGAATCAATACCAGATACACTAGCAGACTGTGTTACTGTCTCAACACTTAGGATAGACTCAAAAGCACGTGCTGGGTTAATATTAGTATTATCTGCAATACCTAAATAATATCCATTAAACTGACCATCAATAACAGTCTGAGATTTGTTAACTACAATTAAAGCTGCACCTGATAAGGCTGTAAGCGTTTTCCAACTGGTAGGGGCGGTGGCTGCTGAACCCCAACCGACAGGAAATAGCTCACCACTTTTAAGTTGTAAGTATTCCTGCTCTGTAATATTATATTGTTTAGGTGCACCTAAGAAATAAGAGCCTGCGCTTACAGTAAAGTTTTGTGTAGCTACTTCTGCAGTTCTATCATAACCCTTGGCGGGGTATGCTAAAACACTGTAATAAGAACCAAACCCGTCACCACCGGCCTCACCATATGGTAATCGATTAACTAGCAAACTACCTGTAGAGTTTAGTGCTGCTCTAGCAGTATGATAAAAGTATCTCTCAGCCGGTGTTCTCGGTGATCCGTAAATTTGCTCAAATTCAGTAATATTGCTCACCCCAACTACTTCATCTGTTGGACCTTGGTTCGCAAACCCGGTAATGTAGGTAGTTGTACCCTGTGAAACAGTTCTTAGGGAGAGATCACTTTCTCGGATCTCAACCCCTGGCGATTGTATTGTGCGCTTGGACATAAAATTATTTATGGTATTTTACACAATAATTGCTAGTTTCTAAAACCTTATTTATAAATTAAGCAATTTAGTATGTAACTGAGAATAAACAAAAGTCATAGAAGTGTTTATTTCGGCTGCGTCTCTGTAATTATACGCAATATTACCCAAAACTGTAGGAAATGCTTTAGTGTATGTAAACTGTATTCGTTTGTTTTCATACTCATCAACACCATATATTGTCATATCAGTCTGATAGTTACTATATTCACTACTAACAAGATTATCAGCATCATACAGACCCGTTTTATCATCATGCATTAAATCTAACCATTTATATATTACCCAATAGTTATTAAACTCGTTATCAACTGTAAAGTCGATAGTAACCGGTGGGTAAGCATCTCTAGCATGTGACGATTGATAGAGGGTATTCCCCGCGTAAGGTATTTTCATAGCAGGTACAACTAGCTCTGGAACAACAGTACCATAAATTGAAAATTGGAATGAATCTTCAGAAACATTAAATGATGCCCGAGTATCTCTTTTCTGAACTTTACGTAATGCTAGTGGTAGCTGGAAAACCATTATAAATTTGTCTATCCGGCCCTTATTGAGTAGGGATTGTTTATTTACATTTGTAGGCATAATAATATTTATGCTAAAGGCTCATATCCAAACATTGATAGCTCATTCATATCATCTTGAGCTTGATCAGCACCCATACCGAAAACTATAGGCGGTAAGCAAGAATTATTATCACCCACTATTTCATTATCTAAATATAAAGATGTTGCATCTTCAAAATATTGAATACCGAAATCCATTTGTTCAATAGTAGCAGGTTTACCTCGCTCATCTAGTTCCACAATTTCAAAAAATCTTTCTGTTATTTCTTTCTCTAGAATGAACAGAGCGTATAGCAATGACATCACTCTATCATCATGATGACTTCTCCTAGCCTTCCATGTACCGTTTGGCCATCGAACAAAATTCTTAAGCTCAGTTAAAGTTTCTATATCATTAATCTGAACTGCTCGTACATCATTAATAAAATATCGCATGTTTAATACACCCTGATACTTTGTATTAGTATGAGCAATCATACCTAGCATTATATTTTTCCTATGAGCCGCTTTATTACCATATGATACAATTTTCTCATATCCCATATCATTCGCTAACCTATCTACAACTTGTGCACCACAATTATTACGCTCAATTAATGCCAACGGCATGCCGTAGTTACGGAGAACAGAATATACCTTAGTTGCAAATTCAAGAGGAGGTATTTTATTGCTAGTATAACAAGCAACCTGCCGTATATCTTTAATATCTGTTATATCTAATATTTGTATACATGATGAGTCGGCACCAACACCCTCCGCTGTATCAACACCAGCAACATAAACACGTGATGGGTCTGCCTCTTCCCATATCTTATAATGACCATCATCTAAAATAATTTTTGGATCTCGAGTCTTAGAAACCATCTCCTCAAATAAATCATCATCAATTGATGATTCACCTGTTGATAAAAATTCGCAATTAAATTCTTGTCTCCACGCATCATTTGATCCAATTGCCTGTCTAGTAGATTTAACCCAATCATCATCTCTATCCGGCACTTCATGCCACATAATTTTATCATGCGCCCAGCCATTTTCACCATCCACTGCACCCTTATATAATGTATGAAATAGATTATCATTACCATTTGCGGTACTACATACAAATACCTTGGATTTCTTCGACGATGTAATTACTGGAAAAACTGACTTCCAAAACTCCTCAATTAGGTGAGTGTTATGGGAGAGAATACCGTTAGTATAATACTTATGCGTCCTCTCAACCTCAACAAAATCATAAACCTTCTCTTCACGACCAATATCAATAATATCAACAACCTCACATAGACCATCTACAGTTTTAATTCTATGACCTATTGAATCACATGCAAGAATAACATCCCCAGCTGCATCAATAAACCCATGGTTTTTAGATACGTGTATATAATCACCGTTATCTAAAACAACTTGAAATAGCTTCTTCTTTGAATATTCAGCAATACCCTTAAAGTCTCTCCAACCCTCATCTGTTTCTATTTCCCATTCATCATTAGGAATGAATCTTTCTATATCTTCTCGCATAAGTCTTCTTTTGTTATTATCTTAAAAGCATAATCATTCTCTCTACACCACAATCGAGCTGCTTCAAACTTCGACTGATTCAAAGGTTGATTTACAAACTCACGTGGCTTTACCTCGTATAATACTTTATTTACCTGATCACAAAAATCGACAATGTAAACTCGTTCCTTATTATCATATGTGTAAGGAATTCGAATTAATTCATAATCTAAATGAGGATTATTTTCATGAAACATTACCTCCCAACTACTACGATAATTATTAAGTCCAGTTAACTCTGAATATAACTTTTTATTGGAATATCTGTTGTTTGTATTTGGTGTAAATTCTCCGGTTAAAATCTTATTCCTCATAACATCGCTCATCTTTTTATATATTCCCCTAGCTCTATTTTTTTTTGTGAGTTTATCTCTCTTATCTTTTGTCCACGTCTTCTTATTTGACGTAGATATCTTGCTTTTTGTTGTTTCGCTATGATGGTATCCCCTACGAGATTTCACTCTCCGCTCTTTAACATCACCAGATTGCAAATAAGACAAATCACGATCCTTCCCAATAGTACTCAAAACATCACTAATACATCGCTTCTTACTACACGTTTTATTCAAGAAGAATGTATTCCTATTTTTAAAGCTGCAATAATCACCACATATACAGTATATTGAATCATTACACATACTTGCAAATTTATATTTAATATCCTCAATACCTTCTGTATGTTTAGATATATTGTGAATTAAGTCCTTATCATTTAGCAATGATGTATAGGCTGCTCGTTGAACATAGTCAGATAATCGTAGCATCGTCTCATCCGGAGGCATTGATATACCATCTTCAAAGATACCATCTTTTAATCTATCAATAAAGGATGCAATTGACTTTCCACTAAACGACACACCACCTTTAACATAGCCACGTTTATAGCTAATAAACTTCAAGTCTGGTAGGTAGTCGACATCATTAACTATATGATATAACTTTTGACCGAGTGGTAGCTCATCTAACGTAGGTGTATCTCTATAATACTCATTTATAAAATTATAAACCTTCTCACCATCTTCGTATTTATCATACCATGCTCTATAATATGAGTTTTTATTAAGCTTCTTATCCTCAAAGAAATCAACTATACATGACTGCATATAACGTTTATCGATCATATATTTATTTATGTCTTTTGGATAATATTCTCAATACTTCTTGTGACTATCTCCCCTGTATTTTTATTACGTAGCCTTACTGTAGTATCTTTAGACACACACTCAATGAAAGCCATCTCATCAATCACTAAGCATTGATGACTTAATACACCGTTAGCGTAATATGTATGAGTTTTCTCAACTTCTAGCAGCTCGTATACTTTACTATCATCAGTGTAAGTGGCAATATCGGTAATTTCAATACCACCATATAATTTATTTTTAATTAAAAGATCTTTTGCATAAACGATCTCCTCGTTTTCTGCTAACAGTTTATGTAGAGGTGTACATATTAACTCTTTATCACTAGAGAGTGTGAGTTTAATTTTTGAAGGGTTACTACCGATTATAAGCCCTTTAAAGTCTCTGAAACCGTCGTTTGTTAGTACTTGATATTTGCTATTTTTAAAGCATTTATATTTTGTTAAGTCTGCCATCTTACTATTTTATTTTTGTTTCGAGATTTGTACCTCTTTTTGGGAAGCATTTAGGACAAGCGGGTCTATGACCAATAGATAAATCATGATAAAATCTAGCGTCACACTCTTGACATACCCATTTATATTTTTTATACAGTGCAACTCCGTTATACGTCTCATCCAACTTAACGTTATAATCTGTCTCAATTTTAGAGATTAATTTAACTTGCTTTGTAAAAATGGCGCGCTGCGTAATAGCCTCAGATTGCATTGGGTTATCTACACCATATTTTTCATTCAATGTCTTTCGAGCTTTATTTTTATAATCTTCAGTCTGAAAAAAGTGATCAACACCGTATTTTAAGTTATTATGTTTAACTCGTGTTGTCTTAAGCTTAGATATATCGCTACACGTTTTATTACTCCATGTATTAATCACTTTACTTTTAAAATCCTCGCTCTGCTGGTATATCTCGCTCCCGTATTTCTCCTGGTTGGTTGCCTTACTATGTGATTGACCGGCTTTTGATTGCAACCAAGACGTTGCACCATATTTCTCTATATTAGTTAATTTAATCTCCTCAACATTATATTTATTACTACATTTACGACAACAAAACTTACCATACCCGGATTTAAAATCCCGGTATTTGAGAATACTATTACACTGCATGCATGTTGGTGTCTCTGATATATTATGACACACATTATACGCATTACGAGCAAATGTTAACTCAGAGTCATATAGTTCATGTTGCTTTATAAATGTCACTTCATCACCGTGGAGATATTTCGGAAAAACCTTAGGTATATTTGTAAGCGTTAATAGTACACTATTCACATCCATAATAGTATTTATTACCCAATTGGGTAAAGCCACCGGTAAAGGTATTATATTTTTAATTGTCCAGGAATATAGGAAGTAACTCCCCACCTTCAAATTCAGCTGCTAACTCCTCCATGGAGCAATCAAATGTTAACCCAGTTTCTTTATCTTTCAACGTTATTATTGTCTCCCCGTCGACACAGTTGACGGATTGGCCACGGGCTGCTGACCCGGTCGTAGTAGTAATACCTATACGAGAGCCATTCTCAAGGGTCATGGACGTTTTGGCATATTCTTTAACAGGCGGCTTAAGCCAGTTAGGTAGTTCCTCATATGCCATCCGAACTCTTTGAAATATTTCAATCGCAGTAGCTTCTTTGTTAGCTACTAGCAATATTCGCTGATCTGCATTAAAGCATGCTTGCCAGAGGATATAAATTGTCATCATTGTCGAGTTGTGAGTAGGTATATACTGATTACCTGCGAGAAATTGCGAATCTTCACTATCAACAGTTATACACCTAACAGGAACCGATTCAACAAGCTCTATATTCTTTATAAAGTGATACTGCCCCCTTATTTTAAAGTTATGCTTCTTCTCTTGATGCTTTATTCTTTTCTGCTTAAACGATAATAGAGCTACATCTTCAATTGGTTTAAATGTTATAGATGAGCATGGCTTACATTCCACACCATTAAGTGTCGGTATATAGTCTTTTAATGTAACCTTATACCCTAGACTTTCAGTTAACTGCTTTACCTGTCTAGTGAGATTCTTATTTGTGTTATAAAACTGACATGTACCTGCTTTATTTATATAGCCATCACTATCAACTAAACCTTGCAGTAACTGTAATCGTTGCTCTCTACTCGCTAACATATAATCAACGGGTATATGTTTATTATTGAGTAAGTTATTATGTCTTAATAACGAACTAAGACTCTTTGTTTGTATATCAGACTCAACAGTAGGGCGAATAAAATAATTTTTCGAATTGTAGTTTTTAATAATAAGCTTATCAAATTGCTCTATCTTATCAAATATTTTAATCTGTTCGTCTATATCTCTATGACCAACTGTTATTGTACCGGTAGCAGATGTACCATCACCTAACCACAAGCCTAGGACATAGGGATGTATAGGTAATTCTTTCTCTATACCCCCAACACCATTAATACATGTTGGTATTCTGTGATTAGGCTCAGGTCTCTTCTTACCACTATATAGTGTGTCTAAAATATCTCTTGTTGTCTTAACTGACCCACTACACTCCTTTCTACGATCACCCCTCGTCTGAGTAAACCATAAATGATCACCATCTGCAACTATCTCCTCCCCGTTATCAAATGTTACTTTATAACAGTCACGATCATATAATACATCATGCGCTTTTAAAACACTACACTGATCACCCTTATTATCGTATATAACATCACCAGATTTAATAGACCCCATATCCATCCACCCGGTTGGTGTTGGTATTGGTGTATCTAATGCTAGTGCCTTACCTATCTGTCTACTTGCTAGCTGTATAAAGAATCGATTATCTCTCATCTTACGGATGGCTCGCTTTTGAGCAGGATATAGCTTAATAGTCTCACGCCCACGATCAAGATTAATAATATAGAAATAATTTTCAGCAAAATAGAGTATATTCTGACTCGCTTTCTTAAGCGCGTTCACTTGCGATGTAGTATATTCACCTTTCCAGTTAACATTTGGTAGGTTTTTGTTACCCATGTAGAACATATTACTTTGCTGAGCCATTGAAAATATTTATACCTAGACATAAATAAATATATGTCTACAAAAGATTTAATGAATTTAGGTCAGGTATACGGTACAATATTTAACGACTTTAAAAAAACTATTGTCAAAGAAAGTACCGTGCCTAAAGGTGAAATTGGAAACGCGGATCTCGAGCAGAAAGGTGGTCCTGAAGAGACTGCCGGTTATAGCAGCGATAGAGTTGATATAGAAGATGAAGATCAAAAAAGTAATGATTATAACATTAAAGGTCTTTCATACGGTAAGGGTAATAATCCAGGCAATACACAAAGCCCTCAACCAACTACAGGTGATGCTGCTCTATTAGGTATTGTAGGTGACGGAGACGAGGATGAGGAAGATACTAAAAATGATGAATATCCATATGAATGTGACTGTGGTGAAACGTGGAAGACAAAGGACGCTGCATCGCAATGTAGTACTTGCCAGGGGCACAGTAATATACACGATGAGGATGAAGAAATTTTACATGAAACAGAGAAAATTGCGAGGAATGGACTAAATAATTTTATGAAGCGAAAATCAGTCTTTGATAAACTTTACGATAAGGTCATGGTTAGTGAAAACTTTGGTGAATTAGAACCCAGTGATCTTGACTCCCTCGGGTTAGATGACGCTGTACCAGATAGTGAACTAGGTGATGAAGGTGAAGATGGTGATGAAATCACCGTTACCCTTGATCGTTCAACAGCCCAAGCTTTATGTGATGTATTGCAAGCAGCTATCGGGCATAGTGAAGATGGTGACGAAGATTTTGGTGCCGGTGATAGTGATGATGGGTTTGATGGGTTCGATGGTGAAGAGGATGAAGAGGGCGCACCAACCGCACTAAACACATCTTATAATGATGGAAAGTCCAATAAAGTTGGATCACTTAAAGCAAAAGGTGGGGCGACATTTAAAGGTACTAACATAAAGGTAGATACAGGCTCCACCCACTCCGGCAGCTATAATGATGGTAAAAATAACAAGGTTGGTAACCTCAAAACCAATCAATCAGCTTTCGAGCAGTAATACTAACATATAACACATAATAAAAAAGGCCCGCTGGTGTGAATCAGCGGGCCTTTTGTATTAAATATATACATGATTACCTTCCTAGAATATTTTAAAGGTGATAAATATATGAACCCTATGCAGAGATCTGGTAAGAATCTCTACGGTGGTGTAGATAGAAAGCACCAAAATAATGTAAAGAAGGAATATAATTCAAAATGCCCCCATGTTAACAACTTACTAAATGGTGGAGCAGCTCAAATAAAACTGATGGGTGCACCTCTTATGCAGACATTATCTTCATATAATATGGACTATCAACCAGGTACAGTAAAGGTGCTAGGCAACTCCGGAGTTGAGGTTAAGATGTACGAAGACGGAGAAAGTAATCAATGTGGAATCTTGACTAGACGATAACATGGTATGCCTTGAATCTAGACTTATAAAGCAAGCCTGTAGCCATAAATAAATGTATGCCTTGCAACTCTGCTCGAATTAATTGCACGCCAGCTGAGATTTTTGCAGCTACTGCAATACCAGCATGTGGTAAGCTTGTCAATCCTGAGAATTTACAAGCAGAGCAGCTCATATATGATCAATCATATAATGACTTAATTAATAATTTTGGCATTGGGGTACAATATTATATTAACCCATTCAACCTATCAGCAGCTAACCTACTATATGGTGAGGAACCAACAAAGGTATTTAGGGGTCCGATTGATATCCAAATGTATATAGAGTTAGATGAAAACTCTATTAATCTAAGTAAATTTGGTTTTGATGCTGCTGATGACTTTACAGGTTACGTACATATTGATACATTCACTACAGCGGCGTCTGCTATTTTTGACTATTCAAGTGTTGGTCAAGATATAGAGCCAAAATCAGGTGACCTTATTGTTATGCAGTCGCTTAGCTGTGATAGACCAAACGGCCGAGGACCAAAAATATATGAGATTACTGAGCGAAGAGATGATGATATATCTTCAATTAATCCCATGCTTGGTCATTATGTGTATAGGTTAAGAGCTAAGCGATATGAATATTCGTTCGAACCTAACGCGCCAAAAGAGCCAGTAAACGATCAGATATATGAAAATGCATTTTCTGGTGTACTCTCTACTAACATACCAGGAGATAGTGTATCTGAAAATAAAACATACACATGGGATATAAACGATGAATCTCAAGTTAACATATATAACATGGATAACAACGATACAGACATATATGGATCTTACTACTAGCCTGTGTTTGAAAGAGGTATTATATTCTTAGGTTGAGCTAGCTTTAGTAATACTCATGATCTTGTGACTTCTTCTGTGCATCTGCTGCTGGTTGTGGAGATGCTGTTGACTGTTTTAAAGGTGTTTTACCCTCTTTAGCCGGTTTTGTAGACATTTCTATCTGACCAGCATCATTCTTTTTGAATATAACGGGGGATTTAAATTCGACACCATCAGTATCTGTAACGTATACTGACCAGGTACCCGAGCCTGTTTGGGTGATATCGCCTGGTGATAATCCCCGTTTATCTAAAATATCTACAATTTTACGCTTCTCCGGTGTATTATACTCTTCTATGGAATGTGGGGCTCTAAGATCGTTCCTAATATTATCAACTATACTTGCAGCTGTAGGCATTGCTGCTCTAGCTAATCTACTAGTAGCTCCTACACCTACTCTAGCAACTCCTTTAGCAACTCCTTTAGCAACTCCTTTTAAAGTTGCAGCAAACCCCTCAGACGTCAACCGTAATAGTTCTTTTTGTGTTAACATATAGCTTATTTAATCAACCAACGTATTTAAAATTGTAGCTGCATCATGTATTTCTGCAGATGTACTATACATACATTCATGAGGTAAGCCATTAAAGCTGTAATCATACAAATATGAATCAACTGTACCTTCCGGATATTGCTTAGTTGGTACAATATTTGTATGAATATCATACCCAAACACAGCTGGCTGTGTTGCAACCCATGCAACAGTTGAAGGTAAGTTGAGCGCTGCAGCTGCATGTTGGAGTGAGGAATCGATTAATAATCTCTTGGTCGAAAACAATAATAAGCTGATTAAAATTTTCTTTGGTATAAGCTTATCAACTCGCTGTACATGTTGCAGCTGAGGGTGAGCATCATGACATATATGTACTATATGATAATCTTTATGCAATTCATTTACAACCTGCTGAATAACAGTCGGGTGAATATCTCTCATCCAAGAATATGCATATTGTTGGCTACTCGCGGATGGTGCCGGGCCTCCGAATGGTTGTATAATAAGTATTGGTTTTCCAGCTGGGTTATTAATAAGCTTTAAAGCATCTTCTTGTTCTCTAAAATTGCATGTAATATCGGTAGTAGCTTCTTCACTCGATACATTAACTAAATTACACCATGTATTAATTAAATGATCATGCTTACATATATGTGATGTTTCTTTATACGGCTCATGCGCAAATATTTTAATATCTTTATTATAAATATAATCTTTATAAAAGTGAGGTACATTACCAATTTTAAATATTTTATAAACATCAGGGTTATTTAAGAAAATCTCTGGCCAAGCGCATACAATAATTATATCTCTGTCTTTATTCTCATGCTTGTAAGCTTTAACTACAGCTGTAGACATTATATGCTTACCGACGCCACCCTCTATATGAAATAGAGTGTATTTTTTATTTTCCATCATATATATATATGATTAAATAATATATGGCAACTTAGAGTGAAATTTTTAATGTGCCACCATCATTCCAAACAACTCCTTGTACACCTGGATCCGCCGTCGAGAGTGCTGCAGCACTTAACCACAATTTATTTGTATGTAACATGTCAGAGTCTGCTGAAGTAATTGTATTACCTATAATAAACGCGCAAGTATGCCATGGATTCACAAGGTTATTGCTCCCCGTAACATAAGCTCCAATACCCTGAGCAACGTTGCTACACCCGCCTCCTATAGTAGAATGACTGCCAGTGATTATATTGTTCTCACCACCACCAATAAAAGAATAGCACCCACTGGCAATGTTATTATATCCCCCTACTATAGTACTATAAGTATTTGGTGCGTTATTACTAGCTCCTCCACCTACATAAGAAAACATCCCGGCAGCGCAATTGCACTCACCACCACCAACTGAACTCTGATCAGCACTCGCCACGTTACAATAGCCCCCAGCGACTGTTGAGTAATTCCCATGTGATTGGTTCTTATAGCCTCCACCAATAGACGAATAATAATCCGTAGAGCAGTTTTGATGTCCACCTGCTACAGTAGATCTAAAGCAGGAAGATACATTATTGTATCCACCACCAACGACGGCACATGCGCCTGTAGCTTGATTAGTACTACCACCACCTACAAATGACTGCTCCCCGCTAGACGTATTGTTCAATCCACCTGCAATTGTACTGTGCGCACTTAGAGCGGTATTGCAATGACCACCTACAATACTACTAAACTCACCGGCAGCTCTATTATCACAACCCCCTCCAATAAATACATGCGCATTACAACTGTCATTACAAGTACCTCCTAATATACCCGAAAAATTACCACATTGTATACAATTATCACACCCACCCCCAATAATTGAGCAACCACCGGTAAGGTCATTATTATAACCACCACCAACAAATGATGCGTTACCGTTTATATCATTATAATAACCTGCGATTACAGATGAATAAGTACCAGCATTGGAATTTGAATACCCTCCCTGTATACACGTTACTTGAAGTTCACCTTGAATGGTCTGCAACCCGGTAAATGTATTTGAAACATTTGTTGAAGCATAGGTTGCAGACCCAGCTGCAAAATTAGTATATGTATTCTCCCAATTACCTGATAAAGCTTCAAGCTCAGACGCTAAAACAAATGAACAACTACCGCTTGATAAAAAACTTGTGATTGAATTTAATGGAGCTCGTTTGGTTACACCTGATTGAACTACAGCAACTTGCTCACTACCTACAAGAGGTGATGTATACTGTGGTAAATCAGATATTTTAACTGTGGCCATATAAATATTTAGTTGCAATGTTGCAATTTTTGTATATAATATAATGTATGTTAAAAGAAACAGATGTCCATTTTGATGAAGCCTCTCATACCTACACGCACAAGACAGTAGGTAAGTTAACATCGGCAACAACGGTGTTAGGAAAATTTAAAAAACCATTTGATAGATATTACCATGCTAGTAGAATTGCACAGAGAGAATGTGTTGCAGTTGAGTATGTTTTAGAGACATGGGAACATGAAAAGAATAAAGCTTGTGATCGGGGCACACATATACATAAGCTACTTGAGGATTATATACGCTCCGGTGAAACAGAAGATCATTATAATTGGTTATATAAAGCATATAACAACGTTGTAGAGAGCTCTATTGGTTCAATTGATAAAGTGTTATGTGAGAATATCGTACATAGTACTGAATTTAAGGTTGCAGGTATGGCAGATTTGATCTATAATATTAAAGGTGATAAGTTTATTGTCGGTGATTTCAAGACAAATAAAAAGTTTAATTTTAACTCACTATATGGTGAACACTTATTAGCCCCTGTAGATCATTTACAGAATTGTGAATTTAATATTTATGGTCTACAGTTATCTTTATATGCATACATGTATGAAAAAATGACCGGGAAGAGATGCTCCAAATGTGTTATATTTTATCTTAAGGATAATAATTTTATACCATACCATGTTAATTATATGAAAGCCGAAGTTGAATTGTTACTATCTAAATTTAACCAGCAGTATAATAACTCAGTAGCTTAAGTAAATCAAATGAAAATACTTAACAAATATAATGATTCAATTGAAAACCTATACACTGCCTTAGACAAAGTTAGAGATGTACTAGACGGATTAGAGGATGAAGAGCTAGACTCTCTAACTGATAGGTTTATTGAACAGGTTGAAGATTGTATCAATGACGGTGAGGTAACATGTCATGAGCTCAAGGATTTTTTAGAAAATTATGAAGCATAACGTACTAATATTAGGAGGCGGGTATATTGGCACCCATTTATATAAAGTGTTAAATGTATCTAATACTGTTACAATATTAACTAAAAAGGATATAAATTATAATAATAATTACTTCTTTAAAAAATACCTATCTAATAATAGTTATGACTATGTTATCAACTGTAGTGGATTTTGTGGTAAACCAAATGTAGATCAGGCTGAGGTTGAGAAGGAGAAGTGTTGGGAGCTTAATGTAACGGGACCAACATCCGTTAATAGTATATGTCGTGAACTAAGCATACCGTATATCCATGTATCCTCAGGATGTATATACACGGGGTATGATAAGCTGTGGACAGAGAAAGACGCACCCAACTTTGGTGTTTTTAATAATATATCTTCGTTTTACTCTAAATCTAAGCACGCATATGAGCTATCAAATAGTGATTATGGGCTAACTATTCGAATCCGGATGCCGTTTGATAATGATGTTACATGTAACAGATCTATTTTATATAAGCTACTAAAATATAATAATATTATTGATTTTAGAAACTCAAAAACATATATACCTGATCTTTGTAGTTTCATTCAATCCTATATACTCCAAAAAAATAATAATACTGATATAATTAATTTTGTTAATCCGGATGCATTGTTTACTACAGAGGTGGTTGATTTACTAACTGAAGCCGGTAAGATTAATTATAAGTGGAAATATGTTAGTATGAGTGATCTAGATATTACAGCAGATAGGTCAAATTGTGTATTATCAACTACGAAATTAAAAGAGACATATAATTACACCCCGCTAACTGAAACAGCAGCTATTAGAAAATCTTTAAATTTACACTAAAACTAACAAAGTGCTGGCAATCAACAAAAAGTTAATTATATTAATATAATGTATGACCATGACCACAGTCTATATTACAGGCAACTTAAAGAGAAGGATCCAGACAAAACTATAGTTGCGTTCACGGGTGGAAACTTTGATTACATTCACTATGGCTATGTTGTGACCTTCGAAGAAGCAAAGAGACATTGTGATAAGTTCATTGTTTTCTTGCAGAAAGACCCATCATCAACAAGATATACTAAGTATAAGCCTATTGTACCATATTATGAGAGGTACAAAACATTAATGTCAATTAAGCATATTGATGAAGTATATATGTATCAAACTGAGAGTGAGCTGTATGATTTAATTAAATTGTTTAAACCTGATATTAGAATACTCGGCGAAGATTATCTCGGTAAATCATTTACTGGAGATGATTTGCCACCTAAAGTAATTTATACCACTAGATCTCATGAATGGTCTACAACAAAAATTAAAAATAGGATTGCTGCTATGACGTATGCACAAAATCCAGATATGTTTAAAGGTATAAATATTGATCAAATTAAAAATAATAACTTCTCGAGTATAGAACAATAGAGTATGAAAAGATATCTAGTAACAGGTGGCTGCGGTTTCATTGGCTCATACGTGGTGGAAAAATTATTAAAAGATGAAAATAATTTTATCACCGTTATCGATAAAATGGGTATAGGTTCATCACCAGATAATATTATAAATGGGCATCCAAGAGTAAATTATATCTTTAGAGATATTGCAACTGGGGATATTGCAGCTGCAATACCATCAGGCAAGATGGATTATGTGATACATCTAGCAGCAGAGTCACATGTTGATCGATCAATTGAAGAGTCCTCACCGTTTGTGCAAAGTAACGTAGCCGGTACAGTTAATATATTGAATTATGTTAAAGACGTTGGTTCTAGAATGGTTCATGTTTCTACTGACGAGGTGTATGGTCATCTAAATCTTACTTCACCACCTTTTAGAGAGAGTGACTCCCTCCAGCCAAGATCACCATATGCAGCATCTAAAGCATCCTCTGATTTGTTTGTTCAATCATACTTTAAAACATATAATATTGATGTATCCATTACAAGGTGTTGTAATAATTATGGTCCACGACAGCATCATGAGAAGCTGATACCTACTATTATTAGATCAATTATATCTGGTAAAAAGGTTCCTATATATGGGAATGGTATGAATATACGAGAATGGATCCATGCAAAAGATCATGCTGCAGCAATAATAGAGGTACTATATATGAATGCTCCTGGCACAGTTTTTAATATACCAGGATCAAAACACCTAACCAATATTGATATTACTAAAAAAATTATTGAAATAGTAGAGAAACAATTACCGTCTATAAAGAGAGACGGGGACGATTATATTGAATTTGTAGTAGATAGGCTCGGGCATGATTTTAGATATGCAGTCGCGACACAATATAATCTACAAGCAGTTGAATATCAGCAAGAGTTTTGTCTTGAAGATACGGTTGCACATTATCTTAAAAAATATAGTGAATTAAAACAAATACTTTAAGATAAGATCGTCATCAGTTGGCGGGCTATCGCTATCATCTACCTCATCATCACCAACCTCTTGGTCATCTTGATACTCCTCGTAATATGAGTATATATCATTCTCACTCCCCTCATCAAATATAGTCGTCGTGTCATCTGATGAGGGTTGATGCACTACATATTTGTCCTTAATGTCTGCAACTATAATTTTCTTAAGGAGTTTAGATTCGGTATTTTTTTTAGCTCTTGCAAGAAAATCCTTTACCTCGTTACTAGTAAATTTACCTTTAAGCTCAACAACAGGGTCCGTATAAGTTCCCCAAATATGAGTCGTTATATACTTTTTAGTAAGTGTGGCACAATCTCTAATAACAAAGTATGCCGCTTTCTTTTTAATTTCTACACCAATGTCTGGCTTTTCACTAGCCCTACACGCGGGGCTATATATTTTAGCAATAGGGTCTGAGCTATTTTCTAGAATTACCTCTTCGAACATGAGTATATTTAGTGTCTAAGGAAAGGAACTCTGATATAATAGGTAATAGGTGTTGAACTAGCGTGTATGCCCCTTAAACTACGATAAGGAACTCTTATATAATTAACATGAAGAAAAAATTTCCACGGAAACCGTTTGAGTATGGGAAGTATCTAGTTGAGTATAGCGAGGATACTGAGGATATTCTCAGATTTCTAAAGGAAAAGTTGGATACTATAGAGGAAGCAAGATCGGCAAGGGACAAGCTTGTCGTTGAAGGATATTACAAACCAAAAATTAAAAAAGTCGGATGATTATACTAACACCATCACTAGCAATTCAGAAAGTAACAGGCATTGATTTCGATACTCTAAGTAATATAATTACTTTAGTACTGGAGAAAAATTTCGATAGAGCATTTTACTATCGTGTGAATATTCACAAATCACGTGACGTAGAACTCTCATCTGTAATTTTACATATTAATCAGCATTACCAGAGAGATTTTAAGATGTTACTATCACCTTATGATCATTTAAAGTATAATGAGAATCTGAAGCATAACATTGGTACAATTCTCCATGAGATTAGACATATCATACAGCACACCCTCTTCCGGTACAAGGTAACTGCAACATTTGAGACAAACGCGGAATACCACAATTCTACAGAGGAGGTTGATGCTAGAAATTTTGAAAAGCTTACAACTGTTATAACGAATTCATATAAACTCCTAGCGGAGAATGCGCGACAAATATTCGAGAAAAACAACTTAGGAACTCTGATACAATTATAGAGTAGATTAGATAAACATAAACAATACAACTATAAACACAAATATATATCATGGGATTTTTTAACCAAATTACATCATTAGACGATATTCCGCAATTCAATGTCAAGAAGGTCAGCTTGTTCGATTCTATGCAAAGAAAAATTCCTGACACTTACTCCTTGCAGAGAACAGATGATCACACACATCTAGGAATCGTTAAGGATAAGTACGTGCCTATTCAGCTTGAAGAGATGGTTGACATTATCGGTCGCGCTTCAGATAAAGTAGGGGATATCAACCACATCGGTTACACTGTTTCACGAGGTGGTAGGAAAGTGTTAATTCAGTCTGAGTTGAAGGAAACCATTAACGTTGATGATGATTTGATCAAACCACTCTTTTATACTGTTATTGATAATACCGGGGGTGGTGCAAACAAGACAATCCCATCAACTATTCGTATTGCTTGTGATAACGCGTTTCATCTAATCAAGCAGAGTGGGGATAATAGTAATAGAGCTTTTCACAACCATTTATTCACCGGGCGAGTTGATCTAATGGCAGATAATATCATTAGTTCAATTAAAACCGCGAGAAATTTTACTTCTATTATAGAAAATTTAAAGGGAGTTAAGTTCTCACGTGATGAGATGGTTAAACTCACACAACGATTGATACCAGTCCAGGAAAATGAATCAGTAAAACGAATGCACAAACGTGAGAAACTAGTTTCTCTATACGAGAGTGGTCGTGGAAATGTTGGTGAAACAAAGTGGGATGCATTGAATGCAATCACGGAATTTGAAACTCATACAGGTAGGAAATCTCCTGAAAAGCTCATTCGGAATTTAACTATGCCAACTCTTTCGAAAACCGGTATTGGTATGCTATGCGCATAGAATGAATAAACATAGAATGTTATTAGCCGACCCAGAAATTCCAGGAGAGGGCGCATGTATAGATATAACATGGTATTCAAAAAAACGTGATATAGTAGTTGAAAAAATAGATATATATTTTATAATTAATTATATATTCGGTAATAGTGTAATTGATAATATAGATAATGTAAGTTACACAATGTTTCTGAATGCAGCACTTAACGAACTTGAAGAAAATAAAAATAAATTAACTTAAATAAAAATAATGTACACAGGAAAAATTGGCGATCTAGAATTCATTCTAGAAAAAGATAATAAATGTAGAATTTGTGTCTATAATAAAGGTAGTGTTGATCCAATAGCATATATCGAGGTTAGCTCAGCTATCACTGAAAAATCTTTTCATTATGAGATTATGGATTTTGTAGCGAAACATACTAGCTGATACCCGGGTATGAAAATAGTAACTTGGATATCTAACAAAATTAGGAAGGCTGCCCGCTGGCTCCATGGATTCTTTACGAGCCTGTATATCACACCGGTACTCCAGGGATTCTTTACGAGCCTGTATATCACACCAGTCCTAGGATCAGGTTCTGGATATCATACGAGTTCTCGGTATAATGATATTAAATTAATTCGTCATAACAATATTATTGGCAACGGCATGCACCGTACAGGTTGGCCTTGGGTACATGATAATCTCAAAACAATACACTCGAGTGAAGGTATTTTGTTTGACGATTTCTTTGAGCAGAATTTTTGCTATAAAGATAAACCAGACACATATACCGAGCCATGGTCCACAATTATTCATCACCCAGCAAATATACCGTCGTTCGGGAACCATAGAGAGCGTCTCGACATCGCGTTTGAATCTAAGGCCTTTAAAGATAGTGAACCATATTTAAAACTCGTCTTCGCGCTGTCTGACAGTCTTGCAGATTGGCTTAGAACTAAACTATCTTGTAAGGTCATATCCTTAAAACATCCACAATTTTTAGATGTTAAGTCTACCTGGTTACCGGGTGAGGACAAGGAGGTATACCAGCTAGGATTTTATTTGAGAAACACAGCTTTATGTGATCAGATAAAACTCCCGGATGGGGTTACAGTTAAAAAGTTATGGAATAGTCTACCATGGCTGGAACCATACCATAATAAGGTCCAATCATATTGGGAAGCGAAGGGTAGAAAAACGCGACGTAATACAGAGTGTGTAAGTTTTGCAACACCGTCCAAGTATGATCAGATATTAAACACAAAAATTATTATTGCTGAATATTTTGAGGCGTCGGCATCAAATGTGGTGCTGGAATGTATATCTCATCACACCCCCCTTATTGTAAACAGGCTACCAGCATTTGAGCAGTATCTAGGAAAGGAATACCCACTATTTTACGATAACATTAATGAAATCCCGAGACTAATTGAACAAGCAGCTGAAGGCCACTTTTATCTAAAAACACTATCAACACGAGATCTGCAGATAGATTATTTTCTAAATAAGATTAAAGAAGAAATTTACAATATTTAATAAACTACTATGAAATCTAAATATGCTATAGTGTGTGGAAGTAGATCAGGTTCTTCATATTTATGTGACCTGTTAAAATCAACAAACAGAGCTGGTGATCCAAAAGAATACTTTAACACTGATATAACCTTTGATCATTTAAGAAACGGCAAAGGTTATATCGATAGCATTGTTAATGGTACTAAAACAGAGAATGATGTTTTTGGAGTTAAGATCGTTGGTAAAAAACAATTGGCAGCATACGCAGAAAGCTCGTTAGATATTACCCACTGTGTTCTTTTAACACGACACGATACTATTGATCAAGCGATTTCCCGATATAAAGCGTGGAAGACAAATATCTGGCATTTTAAGGATGGTATGACATCCATTCCAAATATTGAATACTCTTATGGAGATATCAAATGGTGTTTAGATGAGGTTATTGACGAGAATAAATTTTACAAAACTTTATTAAAGGGCACAAATTACCTAGAAATTGTATATGAAGATGATTTATTAGAAAATCCCTCTCAAACAATTGTTTGTATTTTAGAACACCTAGGAATCTCTATAGAGGAACTTCCTGAACTAGTGTCAACTCAAATTATTTTTCGAAATGAGCAATCTAAACAGTGGAAGACAAAATTCATTCAAGAACTAAAATATAAAAAAACAGCTATAGATAATTATAGGTAGATAATAAATAGACTACATGAGTGAAGAATATCAACAACGACGAGCGTATGTTTCTAAAATTAAAAACAATAAAGCTCGAACATCAGCATCTAAAGAATACTTTCAATTGATCGTCGAAGATGGTGAGGCATATTTTTTCACCACAGTAGATTTTGACAGAGCTAAGAAGCGAGCAAATAAAAATTTAGAAGATATTATCGCGGTTGATTTTAATACTCAGAAACCAACTATTATTGAGAAGATTGTTAGAGTGACAGTAGCTGAAAAAAGTGTTGAGGTTGAGAAAGCTGTGAAGGCACGCCGGGCCCGGAGAAGATTAACTCTACAGAAATCTTATAAATTAATTAAATAACTTTAACGCGGGTGTAGCTCAGTGGTAGAGCCTCACGTTGCCAACGTGACTGTCATCGGTTCAAATCCGGTCACCCGCTCCATTTAAAATGATATTAAAATATTTAAGAATTGGTTATATTAAATGTAGTATTAAAATTTTTATACTTAAATTAAGAATTAAGCTTAAATTCAGTCAACTAACAACATATCAAAAAAAACTAATTAAAGACTGTATAACTCAATATAACAACCTTTTTTAGTTGTAATCTAATTAATTGATGTTATATTATAAATATAACATATGACAAAACATATTATACTAACATTGTTGGCCGCTATAGCTACTGCTGCAGCGGGTGTAACTACCGGAAATCAACTATCTGTTGATACCGGTTATATTGAAAATAGTCTTACAGCGCCGAGCATCTCACTAGATGCAGCATTCACATCTCAAGAACTATGGCGAGGTGTGACTAGGGGGGATGATAGTACTCAAGTCTCCGCGTTTAGTAATATTACCTTTTCAAATAATATTAACACATACGCAGGTGTAACACTACGAAATACAGATGATACAGATTCTGAGTATATATTTACCGGTGGGGTAAGTAAAGACTTTAGTGCTCTAGGGCTTACTGGCACCAGTTTAGGAGTAGTTTTTAACTATTACACAGAAGGTACAAGTGTTGTGGGTGATATTACTAGCGAAGTTGGTGTAATACTATCTCAACGATTTGATTGCTTTCTATTGGATAAAGCAGCTATTACGCAATACTTTACCATGGAAGGTGAAGGTCAGGGGTATGGTGAGCTGCAGCTAGTAAAGACTGTCAATATTTTAGGTTTAGATGTTGATCTCACTGGGGTTGTTGGTTATCTCGCTGATGAGAGTGAGCTTACTCATTCTCAATTAACAATTAGTACTGACTGTAAAACAGGTGTTAATGATTTAGTCGTTACACCGTTTGTAACTACTCTGTTCTCTTTAACAGATGACTCAAATGGTGCGCGTGGAATCTATTCAGGCGCAGAGGATGAGGTTGCAGTCGGATTCCAGATTGGTTATAAGTTTTAATTAAATATAAACCTTAATTACCCCCCGTGTTTATATTATATAAACACGGGGGGTTTAGTTATTGGCTATTACATTGCATAATGTAATACTATATTATTTGGAACTTCAATATAATAGTAGTATGGCTATTAACTTTAAGCGATTGGAGAAGATAACGAGAAGTCTTAAACCAATTTGCCAATCTGGCAAATCCTTTCACGCAACGTTTGTCTATAGAAAAAACAAGCTTGTATGTACCGCGTATAATAATTATAAAAAGCAACACCCATATTATAAATTTGGTACTTACAAATCCACAAAACGGGGTAGTGTAAATTATATACCAGGTATACACTCAGAGGTAGCTGCATTACTAAAAATGGGTAGAGTAGACTGCTCAAATTTAACATTTATAAATGTTCGGATTGATAATTCGAATAATGTAGCGATCTCAAAGCCGTGTCCTAACTGTCAAAGACTGTTAGATAGTATAGGTTATAAAAAAATATGGTATTATACTGGTAATAAATATATTTGCTGTTAAATATAGGTATGGGTACAAATAATAGATTATCATGGTGGCGCCGCATCCAACGTTTCTTTAACTGGTATAGGTCACCATCACCGCCGCGATATATATCACCATCACTTACGTCATCATCGACGCAGGTTATATCACCATCATTGACACCATCATCATCGACCCCGGTTATATCACCATCATTGACACCATCATTGACACCACCATCATCGACCCCGGTTATATCACCATCATCGACCCCGGTTATATCACCATCATTGACACCACCATCATCGACCCCGGTTATATCACCATCAATGGCACACCCAATAGCACCACCATCGACGCCGGTACCGGCGATATCTACACCCATCTCACCAGTATTAGGTGCGTGTATTAATGAGATTACAAGTAGAACTACAGTAGGTGCATGTGCACATGAATCTGCTAGAGTATCTGTGCTAGGAGTTAATATACATAATTTGTCTAAGCAAAATACAGCTGGTTATAGTGACTGGTACTAACACTTTAATTATAAAATAGTTGATTTAAACATGGTTAAATGTTATAATTTAACAATGACTAAATTATTATATTTTACATTAATTGTAGTAATACTATATACAAACACAGGTTGTGTTGATACAGTATATGCTGCACCACCTGCATCTAACACGCGTGTAGTAAATGCTAGAATTACATATTACTGTGGCCGTGATAAGTGGGGATCCCGTGTAGCGTGTCCAAAGACGATAAGAGCAAATCGAGGGTTAACTGTAGCGGCACATCCCGATTTTAAATTTGGACAGAAAATTTATATCCCAAAGCTCAAGAACATTATTGGGGATGGTTATTTCAATGTACAGGATAGGGGAAGCGCTGTTACGTCCCGGCTCGCATCAAAAGGTAAGGCATATGTGTTTGATGTATATGTTAGCTCGTATAATGAGCTAAAGCGGAATTCTCGTAAGCTGCCAATGTATATGGACGTGCACATCTCTCGATAAAGGAACTCTTATATAATAATAATATGACTTGTAAATGTGGTAGAAAAATTGAACAACCAAGGGTAGAATTTAGTTTGAAGAACTGTGCTGCATGCGCTCATGCGCAGCCTGATGTTCCCAAGCTTAAAGGTGTTTTAAGATATGCTCATAAGACAGGGGCCGAGATTCAAATTATGTCTGAAGAATGTTTTAACTCGCAAAAAATATATTGGACCCCTCAGGGAGCTAGGAGCGCAGTTAAAAACTTCTCTAAGAATATTAGTTGCTAAATTAATACTATACCATTATAATAGATATATGAGCGAAATTATTAAATCAATGCCATCAAATAAAGCATGGTTAAGTAACTACGATAGAGCGTTTCTTAAATTGACTCCTAAAGATTGGGCGAAGTTGGAAGATGTAGAGTGTACAAGTTCATTAACCCGTAAAATGTCTTTTAAAGAGTTTCAAAATCTTATACTAGGGGGTGTTGTATAGATAATTACAATATGGGAATACAAAATAATACAGTCGAACTATTAGGTTATTATGGAAGCGATGAAATTATCGCTTGTAGCGCTTGGACATCAACATCAAGAAAACTTACCAATGAAAAGAGAGAACGGATTCCTAAACTCATCGATATGCTCTGGCGAGAAGGGCACCACACGCCCTTTGAAAAAGCTACATGTCACTTTCTTGTTAATTGTGATATTGCTAGTCATATTCATCTACTCAAGCATCGCGTTGCTTCTATTAATGCTGAATCAGCTAGATATAAAGAGTTAAAGGAGGACAAATATTACATTCCAACTGACTGGAGCAATAAATGGAGAGAGAAATTAGAACAGTTTAACAAGGATGCAAACAACCTCTACCATGAATGCTTAGAAGAGCTTGAACCAGAGATTGGTAGGAAAAGATCTAAAGAATCGGCTAGATTTTTTAAACCATATGCATCACAAATACAGGCAGATATTATGTTTAACTTTAGATCGTTTGCAAACTTTTTAAAGTTACGTAATAATGAACACTCACAACTTGAGATTAGAGAAATTGCTCAACAGATGATAACCCTAGTTGAAAATATTGAAGGTAATCCATTTAAACATACAATTACATCATGGAAACAACATTTAAATTAAAAGGTTATTGTAGGGTAGTATCTGCAGATGATACAGAGAGAAAAAATTGGTTAGATGTTCCACGTGCACCTGAGTTTGAAACGTATGCAGGTGCACAGCGATATTATATAGAAACTACTGCTAGCGGCGTCGATACTAGACGCTGGGATATGTTTGAACAGGTTGCTATATTTGAAGAGAGTGAATCAAGCAAATTTATGGCAACTATATCCTAGTACTGACATAAAATAGTTTTACATTCAAAATAATTTTTAATATAATAATATTATGCAAGTATATTTTATTGCTGACCCTCATCTGGGTCATACAAATATTAATAAATTTAGATGGATAAATGAGCCCTTCACTAACGATGATCTTATTCTCCGTCACTGGCGCATGCTGCCTAAAAAGAGTCTAATATATGTTCTCGGGGATGTGGCGTTTAATGATAAATCTCTTTTACAGTTAGTCGACATGCCCGGTAGAAAAATTCTAATATCAGGCAACCATGATGATATGACATCACAGGGAGCGCAAAGAGAGGTTTTTGAGTCTGTATACGGGTTCTTAAGATATAAGGGAATGTGGGTGTCTCATGCCCCTGTTCATCCAGATACAATCCTACAGTCGCGATGCTTTGTAAATATTCATGGACATACTCATAAAGATGAGCCGAGTTCTGATCTCTATTTCTCTGTGGATCCTGAGGTTCTAATGAGCAAAGGATTGAAACCGTTTGTGACTCTTGAGAAAATGCAGGAGCATATAAAGGGGTATATACCAAATACACAAAAGGAACTTTGATATAATATAGGAGATGAGAGTACAACTAACTAAAGAAGAAAAGGATTATGCAATCCGTAACAATATCTCGTTTGCAGATATGAGTGATTTCGTCTCAGATAAAGTTATGGAAGATGAAGTTATGAGATCTTGGGAAATTATTAAAAATCGAGATGCATTCGATTATAGCTATACACAATTCTTCCCACGCAAGTAACATCGTAGGAAGGAACTCTGTTATAATAAAGAGTAGAAAGAAACCTTAACACATATAACCTGTGAATATTCTTCATATTATTCTAATTACTAGCTCTACCACACTTACTGTAATGGGTCGACCCCCTAAAAAGGCGTTTAAGCAACCAACCTTGCCTCAGGGAGAGAGATATATCTCCAGTGCACTGCTTGGTGTTGCATCCGGTGACCCCGGCTTGATAGTAGTTACCGTGTCTCCCACGGAGACGACACGTAGTGCACGTACTAGCACAGCTGTAGTATTACCGACCCAAACAGCGCTCGCGAGCAGACGCGCACGTGCTAAGGCGAGGTTAGAGCGAGCGTCTAAAATCAATCGAAAAATCATATCTGAGGTAGGCTGGTCACCAGAAGCAGAATTCCAAAAACTTGATGATGCGCGATGAGCGAGTGAATCTCAAAAGGAAATCTGATATAATAATAGAGTAGAAAGAAACATTAACAACCTTATAGAATGAACTTAATTGAAGAAAGCACAGCGTTTACTAAAGTTTCAGATATTAACATCCCGTCGACGTTTTATAACCGAATGAAGACCGGTATTGCGGAATTTGACATGATCTTCGGTGAAGGTATTTTACCTGGATCCTCAGCTACTATGACAGCTCAACCCGGGAGTGGTAAGACTACACTACTACTTCAATTATTGGAGACTTTAACTAGTCAAGGATACGCTACAGGATACGCTTCCGGAGAAGAAAATATGTATCAGTTAGCTTATACTTGTAAACGATTACATGTTGAGAATGTTCAAATTGCAAACGAAACTAATATTGATACCTTAGCAAATGCTATGGAGAACCTCGATATTTTGGTTGTGGATTCATTCCAAGCTCTAACAACTACAACAAAGAAGAATTCTCGTGAGCTTGAGAGGTACGCGGTATCAACTCTATGTAAAAGAGCTAAAGAAACAGAGTGTACCTTAATTTTTGTACTACACCTTACACAGGCTGGTAAGCTTAAGGGATCAACACTCATTCCTCATTCCGTTGATGTTAATATTCAGATTACACACGACACGGAATCAGAAGATGAGAACACGAGAATTATTTCTACTTACAAAAATCGATTTGGAGCTACAGTTGATATTGAGGCGACGATTGGTAGTGGTGGATTTACTCTATCCGGGAAGAAAAAGGTTGAGAAAGGTAAGTCGAAAAAATCTCGTAAGGCTGAACTGCTCGATAATATTCTTAAGCTTGATCCACCGATCATTACTAAGGCTAGTATTATGAAACTATTTTCCCTTACTGGGTCACAAGCCTACTTAGCTCTTAAAGAGCTTACTGATAGTGGTAAGTTAATTAAGTATGGTCGCGGTAGTGTCACAACATTTAAAAAAACATTGATAAGTTAATCAATAACCTATAGTAACTCCTATATAATAATATTATGAACAACCGAGATCGTTTACTATTTTTAGTTGAATTTCTAATTACTTGTACTATTATATATGGTGTTATATATATTATGTATGGTGTTATAGCAACCGGCTTGAAGCCTTAATATAATAATAGAATGAAGAAGCCACTTAAGGTTAAGAGAGTTAAGCGCAACACAATGGAGGTCCGTAATTTGACTAGACATACGGTAACACCACCTACATTTTCATTTAAAGATAAGAAAAAAGCTGCTAACAGAAAGGCATGCAGAAAGCGAAATTATGAGAGAGACAGAGATTAGTCGGGAGTTATTAGAAACAAATCCTTTGCTGTGGATTAAAGAGAAGGATAAAATATACTTAAAAGGTACAAATGTACAGGATTTAAATTCAGATGGAGTCGTGCAGAGTATTGTTAGTGAAGATGGTAGCTGGTTTGTTAATGTTGAAACAGAAGCAGGAGAATCAATTCATGTTAATTTAAGTGATGTTATTAGTGTTAAGATATTTAAAGATACACCTGACGCAAATAGTACAACCGGCACTTTATCTGTCTAATTACCTGAACGCATATTAACCACTAACAAATAAAATAAAATGAAACCCGAAACTATTTCAAATATGTCAATTAAAATTGCTGGTCATGTCCTATTATGGTACAGTGTTTGTGTTGTAGTATACTGCTCATGGGCATATATTACAAAAGGTGAACGTGAGGTAAGAGGCAAACAATGGGAGTTAAGACAACTACCAATAGCACCAGCTGTATCTCAATCTAGGAGGGATGAGGATGTAGGTGATAATGCATTTAATACAAGCCTGCTCGGGTATAATGAAAATGAGTATTTAGATAGTCGCCCATTACAGGAAGGGTATAAGCAGGTCGATCTAGAGTGGGGTTGTTCTGAAGATGAACTTAAAGAGCTGTTCCGCGTTATTAAGAAAAATATACCCGACCGCAAAACTCAAGCATGGTGCGCGGCAGTAACATATGTGGAATCTCGAGGTCGACCACATCTTATTGGTGATAAGTCGTCTAGCGGATCATATGGTGGGTGGCAGATTAATAAGAAATATCACCCTGAAATTATTAATGATATGGGTAATGACTGGGATGATTATGAAATGAATCTACTTGGGTTTCTATCTGTTATCCAGAAACAAGCGCAGTGGCGTGAAGGTCGTGATGATTATCACGGAATGTCTAGCTATTATAATGCGGGTGGGTCATGGGATACAGACGGCAAGGTGTATGCAGATCTGGTGATGAACGCGATGAGCTCAATTTTAGAGTCATAAGTGTAGATAACAAAGGAACTCTGATATAATAATAGTATGATCACCTCATGTAAGCGATACAGAACCAAAGTTGAATTCTGTAATAGAGTAGATGCGGTATGTGCATATTTTAACACACAGCAGGAAGCGGTTGATCATCTGCACGCGTGGTCAGATAAACAAAAAGGTTATTCCGTTGAGCATATTGAAATAACTACCGTTAATGGTAACTCTTCAAGGCTAGTTTCGGAGTGGTGGAATCGTGATTGCTGCCCGGAACATTGATTAATAACTAGATATGGAGTTTGCAGATAGAGCACATATTGTACAATTTAAAAACCATTGCAACGTATGGATAACAGAAACAGTTGAGTTAGAGCCCGAGCCGGCGTTCCGCCGCGCAAGTTACTTATTACAATTTGAATATAATATAGTGAGAGTTATAACACCAGATGGTATAGTAATTGAAGACGAAGATATTGACATGTCAGGCTATATATTTTAAAAAATGAAAAACACATTATATATTTTGAGGGGCCCGGACGAAGATGCTCGGGCCAAATACATTCACAAACGCAAATTTAAATGTTGCTTTGAGGTAAAGAAAGTTGATGAGGAGATGCAGAGAACGGTTGAAGGTGTGTTAAAGGCAGGTAAAAACAAAACTGTAGTCGTCTCCAGTACATTTGATCAATTCTATATAATGGCACCCTATCTAGCGCTCGGTAGGAAGTACCAATATGATATCGAGGTGTTAAGACTACCTCATCTAAAAGGCAACCAATACGGGGGCGAGATATATGTTTGCTAGCTACACTGCTACTAGTGTATACAGATGCATGAGTGCTTAAGTTGGGTTGTAAATATAGAGGAAATATTACCTGTTAACGAATATAGCTTGCAGGTAAAAAATTAGCAAATTAATTATTATGGCAGATATAGACTGGGGAATGGCGATTGATCAATACGAGCACGGATATGGCGAGGAGGGCAGCGGTTCTTACGGGTGGGGCGAGAAGAGATGTAAGTTCTGCGGGAAGGGATTTCTGCACTGGGAGCAGCGAGATGATAGGTGGGTATTAGTTAATGGTCGTGGGGAGACTCATAAGTGTATTAAACCTCAGGGAACAACATCTCCCTAGCTAGCTCAATAACATCACATGCATACCAACTTACCATATTAATACAGCTAACAGGTAGATTAAATTGTATCTAGGCATATATAGTATTAATGGGGGGCACTGACAATGAATTTACTGAGAAGAGCCGTAAAGCATTTCAACAATGGTATGAGGATGATTCACTACCATTGGAACACTCAAATTGGTTCCGGAGAGATGAAGATATGGACTATATAATCAATCACGTTGATGCAGCATGGAGAGGGTGGCATGCAGCATATAATCATGTAGTAGATACAGAGTACAATAATTTTAAACAACAAGAAGAGCTTTAAGGAGACTCATGACAGCACACCATAGGCAACAACTACTATTTAGTAATATTTTTCAAGTAGCTAGCAATATAAACGAAATAGTAGCTGGTAGTTTTTCCGGTCACCTCATTTGGTCTGAGATTTATAACAACACTACTGATTTAATACCTAGTAGGCTCGTCTCAAACCGGGGTGAAGCGTTTAATATAACACAACCTGAAAGGGAACTCCTATATAATATATATATGAGCGTCGTCGGTTGGATAATCAAATGGACATGTGGGTTAGTGTTGCTGATAACCACTCTCATCTGGATAACAGGCTGGTTAATTTTGATCTGGGCCACCATCGGCTTGAATCCCATAGAAGTGCGTCCGGATAACTCCCAACCTATACAACACTCTGTAGAGTATAATGCAGAGGTAGAGATAATATCCCCTGTTATTGTAGGTGCACCTAAGAAAAGCAAAGTATCAAACATTTACAACAACCCTAAACTACCACCAAGAAAGAACTAATATGAAAAATACTATCAAAAAATTAATTAAACGCTTCCGCAATAAGAGGGAGTCAGTATATGGACCAGCTATATTCCATGTAAGGCCTTGGCTAGATAAAGAAGTTGATGAGCAATTGCACAAAAGAGCTTTTAAATTGTGGTAGACCGTAGGCCTAGAAACAATTACTGATCTTAGATTTATTCAAGACATGCAAATCACAGGAGACCATAATATATCCACTAAACTTAGAAATAGTATCACCGATTTACATTTGCGTGTGGCTGATAAGGTATATGAACATGTTACAGAAGAGGTTTGGTACGATACCCGTTCTAATGTTTGGCACACTGTACTGGTTAGCGTTCGAGACAGCATACGTGATGTGTTAGACAGATGAAAGTAGGGAACATATATAATACAGATATGAAAGTAGGTGATATATCTTATGAGATACGTAATAAAATGCAGGGCGAAGTGGGGTTTGAGTTGTGGGATAAGGTATTGTGCGAGGTAGGAGATGATGTATGGGATGAGGTCTGGCAAGAGGTCTGGCATGAGGTGGGGCGATCGGTGAGGTTTGGGCTAAAGGATGTGATAGATTATAATGTAGGGAACTCTAGCATAATAAGGTTATGATTTTAAAGGAGGTAAGATATAAAGTATGGAACAAAATATGGCGTAAGGTAGAGAATGAGGCTCGGCAAACGATACAGGGTAAGGTAATACACGAGCTTTGGAATGAAGTAGAGGATGCGGTAGAGTATAGCCACTACATAGCAGATACGGTAGAAGATAAGATAAGAAACTCTACCATAACATAGATATGAATTTAACTAGTATATGGTGTGAGGTAGAGGATGAGGTAGAGGATGGGGTAGAGGAAGAGGTATGGCGTGAGGCATGGCGCGCGGTGGAGCATAAGGTATGGTATGAGGCCACTCATGAGATGAGAAGTACGGTAAGAGATAGGGTAAGGAACTCTGATATAATATAGATATGGAATGAGGTAGAAGATGCTGTATAGATATGAATTTAGAAGAGTTTAGGTATGAGATAGGGAACAAAATACGGCACAAGTTACAGCATGCGGCTTATTATAAGTTAGTGAGTAGTATAAGGGGTGAAGTAGGGCATGAGATATCAAGCAAGGTAAGGGTTGAGGTATGGGGCAAGGTATGTAATAAGGTAGAACATGCGGTATGTAATAAGGTATAGCATGCGGGTTGGGCGAACAGCTTTAACATAATATGAGTATGGGAATAGATATGAATTTAGCTGGAGTAAGGAGAGAGTTGGTGGCCAAAGTAAGGCATGAGTTGCGGGGTGAGATAAGGAGTATGGTGAAGGATGAGGTATGGGGTGAGGTAAGAGATAACATATGGAGTGGGGTAGAGAACGAGATATGGAATGAGGTAAGGCGTAATGTATGGAACAGGGCATGGAATGAGGTGAGGAGCTCTAATATAATATAGATATGAGAGTAGATCAGATATCGTATGAGCTGTGTAGTAAAATGCAGGTAGAGTTAGGGGCTAAGTTATGGGATAAAGTATTGAGTAGGGTAGAAGATGCTGTATGGAGTGAGGTATGGGTTAAGGTAGAAGATGCTGTATGGGGTGAGGTTTGGGATAAGGTAGAGCGTAAGGTAAGGAACTCTAATATAATATAGATATGAATTTGAATGAGATACAGTGTAAGGTGGAGGATAAGGTATGGGATGAGATCTGGGATAAGGTATGGGATGAGATCTGGGATGAGGTAAGGGGTGAGGTAGGGGATAAGGTATGGGGTGAGATATGGGATGAAGTATGGGGTGAGGTAGAGGTTAAGGTAAGGGATGAAGTATGGGATGAAGTATGGGATGAAGTATGGGATGGGGTATATGATATCATCTGGGGTGAGGTATATGATAACATATTGAATGAGATATGGGATAAGGTAAGGTGGGGAGTAGAAGATAAGGTAAGGGGTGAGGTATTTGATAAGGTAGGGCGTAAGATAAGGAACTCTAATATAATATAGATATGAATAAGGTATGGGATAAGGTAGGGGATGAGATGGAGGATAAGATAAGGGATAAGGTAAGGGATGAGGTATGGGGTGAGGTAGAGCGTAAGGTATGGGGTGAGGTAAGGGATAAGGTAAGGTATAAAGTAAGGGATGAGGTATGGGGTGAGATAAAGTGTAAAGTATTTAATAAGGTAGAAGATGCTGTATGGGGTGAGATATGGGATGAGGTAAGGAACTCTGATATAATATAGATATGAATTTGAATACGAAGATAGGGTATAAGATATGGAATGAGGTAAGGCGTAATGTATGGAACAGGGCATGGAATGAGGTATGGTACGAGGTAAGGGATGAGGTAAGAGAAGAAGTATGGGGTAAGGTAAGGTATGAGGTAGGGGGTGAGGTAGGGGGTAAGGTAGAGCGTAAGATAAGGAACTCTGATATAATGTAGATATGAATTTGAATGAGGTAGGGAGTGAGGTATGGGGTGAGGTAGAGCGTAAGGTAAGGGATAAGGTAGAAGATGCTGTATGGGGTGAGATATGGGATAAGGTAAGGGATAAGGTAAGGTATAAGATAGGTAACACTGATATATCGATATAAATTTGAATACGAAGATAGGGTATGGGGTATGTAATAAGGTAGAGTTTAGTAAAGTTATAGTAAATTTATAAAAACGTATAATAATGGTGGATGGTTAAGAGATGGCTAAGTTATTAACTATAAACATGCTATAACTAAAAGGTGAGGTGTATAAATGTTTAAATACAGAAATAGTTAGAGATCATCTAAATATAAATAGAGTATGAAAAAATATGTAAGAAGATACCCGACAAAATACCGATATAATCAAATGGGATTATCGAAAGAGACAGGCTATTTTAAATACGTGGATGTTAATATATGTGCTGGATGCGCGGTAGCGAGCGCGTGTCAATCTCTATTAGATGTGCGTGGATACAATGCAATAGGTGACTATGCTCTAGGAATATATGAGCGCGCGAAGAAAGCGATCGGATCTCAGAGAACCGGTCTTCGAATATATCCCGCAGTGACTGAAGCAATATATACATTCAATGAAGAGAAGCGATATATAGATATTACAGCTACTAAGTTGGCGCCGCGAAGTAAGTCTCTGAGAGATCATCTACTCAATAATGGCACCGCGGTCGCTGGATTCCGATGGTATGAAGGTATGATGTATCCTACACCTATTATCCCACCAAATACTCCATGGTATCGTCGTATATGGTACCATCTCAGAGCCCCACGATATGCATCAGCCTCCGGAGACATTGCAGGTTATCATGCAGCAGCCGTGATGGGTGTAGATGATCATAAGCAAGCATTTGTAATACAGAACTCATACGGGTTAGGCTACGGTAATAAAGGCAATGTCTATATGAAGTATGATGACTTCGACGCATCATGCGTCCAAGCTTATGGTTTTGACACTGTGGAGGAAAGAAAAGGAACTCTGATATAATATAGATATGATGAAACAGAAAGCTCCGATACTAAGCGCGGTTACCGCGCCGCGGCGATGGGTGACGAGGAATAATCTCAAACTAAATATGAATCGTCTAGCAGTGTTGTTGTTTTTTGCAACATTCGCTAACCAGTGGTCGATCGGTCAATCAGTTAAACTGGCTTGGGACGCTAGCGAAGATGAACGTGTAACAAGCTACCAAGTGAGGTATGGCACTTCAAGTAGCGTCCATCCATCGATGGTCGACGTGGGGAAAAACACCACAGCAACCATTACGGGCTTATCCTTCAGTGTTGATTACTACTTTGTGGTGTATGCTCTCACCGCTTCAGGCCTGATAAGCCTACCGTCTAACGAAGTCTATACCATCGTAGAGCCGCCGCCTTCATCGCGCGCCTATATAGGCTATCATATACGGATTCAGACGTCAGGGGAGTTTGAACTCCAGCAGTCTGTAGACATGGTTAACTGGATTACGGTAAAGCAGGCAAGTGACTATTTGGATATAGTGATTCCAACCTCAGGTGTACACCGATCCTTTTACCGAGTCACGCCATGGAACGGAGAAACTCTCTTCGAAGGTAGGTCATTTTACATTAACCAAACTAACTCGAGTGTAGACGATCATAAGCAAGCATTTGTAATTCAGAACTCATACGGCTTCGACACAAAGGAACTCTGATATAATATAGATATGAAAGCAACCGGTGCACGTTTTAAAGTACGGCATAAATTATGGAATAGGGTCAGGGGATCGATACAGAGTGGTGTGTGGGAAGAGGTAAAGAAGGCCGTCCAGGACCTGGTACATAATAGAATACCGAACAAGGTTCAGAACAAGGTACAGAATAAAGGCCATAATGAGATATATCATGATGTAGAAGATGATGTATGGAATAAGGTATATAAGAGGGTAGAAGATAAGGTATGGAATAATGTATGGAATAAGCTACATAATACTGGAATAGCCTCAACGAAAAAGGCACTCAAAAGGAACTCTGATATAATAGATATACAGAAGAGATAATTAGTTGAACAATAGCAAACTTAGACTATAATATATATATGAGCAACCAACCTAACAAAACACCTGGCGTTATTCTACACGGTGAAGCAATGATCTTCCAATCTCCCATTCCAGAAGGAGCTACAGAGATCAAATCATCCTCCACTAATATGCACATCATTGCAGATTCTGAGACTACCGGTAACCACCACGTTATCGATACTGTGCCAGGTACTAAGTACTTTAAACACGGTGATACAATGTACATGGAGAACACAAATGAGACCCGTGTGAGGTGCGTTCTAGCTGATCGTCACGATGCTATTACACTTGATCCTGGTACGTGGGAGTTTGGAATTCAAAAAGAATTTGATCATCTAACTCAACAGTTACATAATGTAGCTGACTGAATTAACCGCGGGTATAGCTTAATGGTAAAGCTGCAGCCTTCCAAGCTGACTATGTGAGTTCGATCCTCTCTACCCGCTCCATTTAAATATATAATACATTATGAGATATATAACCCTCGCGTTCCTGTTAGCTGTTACATCTATGGTATTAGCTGCCTGGCTCCTCATTGGTGAAGTAGGCTACTACGTAGTTGACATGTCACAATCTAAGTGGCCTAGACTATCAGATAAACCAATCACAACTAACGTATTAATACCACTATTTAAGATTCATGTTTTAGGTGATGAAAAGGAAAAGTCCCGGTTTGAGGCTGTACCTGAAAGTAAGTATGTTACGTTAGGGTTTAATATTAAACCTAATACCATGGCGAATGGTGAGCCGGAGCCGATGGACAATGTTCCGGAGGAGGTTAGCGATAAACTCTCCTGGAGATATCTCCGCGGAGTGCCCCTACAAACTGACATTTCCCTGTTAAAATAATTCCCCTTACATAATAATAAATTAACTATAGTAACTATACTCATTATCGTGATACATGCGACCCGTTTAGATAATTATCTATTACAATAAATATTAATATGGATAGCGAACTCGAACTGTGCTACAAGTCAACAACATTCTGTGATGGTAATGGAGGTAGGTGTCTAAAGTTTAAAACATGCCCGCTAGCGCTAACAGATGATGTGCGTCAGAAAGCTGACCGCTGGTGGGTGGCTAATGGTGATTCTATAGATGAAGATGTTCCTTTAGCAATTTTTAATGCTCCGCGGAAGTTGGATTGTTATGAGCCGCCTATTAAAGTGCCGGTGCCGGCACCATCCGATGAAGCTGATGACTCGAACACTGAGAAAGGAACTCTCATATAATAAGAGAGTAGAAACAATACTAACCAGATACAAGAGATGAAAAAGATTACTAAAATGACCGAGGAGGAGCATGCGAAAATGCCTGAGTATGTAGAGAAGTGGATCAAGATCGGGACTGATACTACCCGGCTGGATCCAGCTACCACGGAGAAGATTGTTAATAACATTCGAAACCTGATTGATATGGAGCCGGGTGTACCGTGTTTGATTGTCGATAACCCTATTGAGGCTTGGGTAATGTCATACCTATCTCTTAAGCAAGGTGTGGCTATAGAGGATTTACATTCTGAGATGGTAAGTATCTTTAATGGTAACCCGAAGAAGTACGACGTCCCACGATGTGAACTTCCATGGATGACTGGATCGTTCTTTGCCTCTACGTTTGCCTTTTACGACTTTATGATTGAAGAGCTTGGTGTAGAGTTAGAGAAAGAGCTCTGGACAAAGTATAAGATATGGGAAGCTTCGTCCTGTCTTGGGTGTGTATATCCTCTAGATAGTTGTACGATCGTTAGTCAAAAGCCTAAGACCGTCTTCCTACAAGATGGCAAGCTTCATAAGGACGGTGAGCCAGCTCTAACATATGATGGTTTAGGTGAGTTAGTGATCTGGTCGTTAAATGGTGTTGAGGTACCGGAGTGGCTCGCTAAGACGTCCGCGCAGGATCTTACACTAGATGATTATAGCAAACTAGATAACGCGGACGTTAAAGCTGAGTTCGTACGTAAGGTTGGTATTGAGCGCTTTATTGATCAGGGTAAGATAGTCGATTCATTCAACGAGTATGATATTGCTACTCATGAGTGGTGGCACAAGTCTGAGTACGAGCTCGTAGATATGAACTCGTTGTTTAGTACATTAGACTACGCACCATATCTTAAGATGGTTAATCAGACAACTGGCATTTTCCATATGGAGGGTGTGTCGCCATCATGTCGAACAGTTGGTGAAGCTCTTAAAGAGCGCTTCGGTGGTAAGGATTTCGTTATCAACTCAATCGCCTAAAAGGAACTCTGATATAATAATAGTATGACGCAATTAACTATAGACCATGACATTACTACTCTCAATAAGCTGCAGCTCGAGCAGTTAGTTGTGAGCTTCCAACAACTCGCCACTGAAGGGTCGGTGGGTATGGTCGAGGAGGGTATTATTCTCCCAGAGCAAGCTAATATGGTTAGTAACTACTTAGTAGAAGCTATCAATATCGCTGCGCTCGAGCTGCGACGTGATGCTCTAATCGACGCTCTTAATCGCGATTAGAGCATATGAGCTAATTAAAATAATTAGTTGCTTTTAATTAAAACTACATTATAATATATAAACAATTTACGGGCCTGTAGCTCATCGGTTAGAGCAGGGGACTCATAATCCCTTGGTAGTGGGTTCGATTCCCACCGGGCCTACCATTTAAATCAAATAAGACACAACTTAATAACGTATTAATATGCAATTATTGACTTCAATATTTACCATAATTGGTATAATCAATGTAACGGGGGCCCTTGTAATTGGTATACTCTTTCTTCTAGAATATATTAGTATGAAGGGTGAAGAGGGAGATGAATAGATTATATATCATTAGCATCGTGTTATTATTACCCAGCTGTGCTAGCAATCCACAAAGTCCTTCATTACTGGATCAATACCGAGCAGTGAAAGACTTACTGGGGCTCTATGATAGAAACATCACACCAGCAGAAGCCACCCCGGACGAGCCTATATGGCTCCCTCGATATGAGACGCCCTAATAGCTTAACTGGATAAAGCATCGTGCTTCTAACGCGATCGATGGGGGTTCGAGTCCCTCTTAGGGTATTATAATTTATATGAAAATTAACTTAGAGCAGGACGAAATTGACTTTATTACAGAGTGTATCGAAACACGAATCGTTAACGATGCATCGCGTACAGATGTACCTATAGAGTATATTAATATTATCGAGTCATGGAGGGCTGAGGGGCAGATGATCTTAGCTAAGCTTGAGAGATGTGAAGACAGTAAAAAGGAACATTGATATAATATTGGTATGAAGACATATAGCAATTTAGGAGATCCAAATGTAGTCGTTATTAACATTACTATTTTGGAGGTATATAAACACCTCGCGGCAGCTCTATTCGATATGGGGGTTGACGGCGGAGGAAGCCTCTTCGGCAAACATCTAGCAGAATGTTATGAGGGACTTAAGTCGCTACCAGATCTAGAGAACGAGGAGTTGACCGAGGCTAGCGAAAAAGCGAGAGGGCGCGTTCGTAAGTTGTTTACTGATGGTAATACAATGCTAATGATTCCCAATTGGGATGAGTCGTGTAAAACAGAGCTTCGTATTACTAATTCAAAAGGAGTTTCAGTGTTAGTATTAGTAGATGGAGAACTTAATTGTTAACATGGATCGCCCTAACGAGATACTCAACCCGATTATCCGAGAGATAGCTGAATATTATGAGATGTCCATCGGGTGGGATAAGTCTCAAGACTCAGCCTGGTTGAGATGCACCATCACACATGAGGATATGGGTAAGCATTTCTACTGGACTAGTGATGGTAGATGTAGTAGTAGGAGATCGTTTGAGCTGTTTATGGACAAGCTTCAAGAGTTCTTTATCGAAGTTGGGGAAGAATTCAGCCCCGTGGGGCTGATCAGCCCCGTGCCGAAAGACACCGGCGCGCCGTGGTAGGGAAAAGGAAACCTGATATAATATTATTATGGAAGAAATTAAAAAAGAATTGTTTGATAAGATGAGTTATGATGTTAGTAATGGATTTGGAAGGAAGGAGTTGAAGGAATGGTATGGAGAGGAGAATGTTAAGTTGTATTTAGAATATGGGAAGAAGAAGGATTTGTTTGAAGGTGAGTTGGAGGGGTAGGTTTTAAAAAGGAAATCTGATATAATAATAGTATGCAAGTAATTAATAAAGAAAGTAAGATGAAAGAAGTAGTTGTTGTTGGATATGAGGAGATTGGATTCGAGTTTAGTTTATGTGATGAGTTATATGAAGATGGGTGTGGAAAAGATATTGAAGGTAGGTTTTTAGATGTAGAATTTTTAAAGATTATGTTTGACAGTAGGTTGGAGAATGAAGAGGATACATCTAAAATTGATAAGATTGATGATATGTTAGTAAGTATTAAGGATTTGAATAATGAAGTGTTAGTTGAGTTTTAATAAGTAAGGGGGAGGAGTTCCGAAAGGAACGAACCGGGGGGAGTTAGTTAAAAAGGAAACCTGATATAATAAATAATAGTATGAAAGTAATTAATAAAGAAAGTAAGATGAAGAGAGAAGAAGTTGTTAAGTTGGTTGAAGATTGTAATAAGAAGTTGAGAGAGTTGCGTAAGTTGTATATGAATGATTTTTTAGATGATGAAGGAGATGAGATTGTTGAGAACTTTTTTTATGAAGTGAGGGATTTGGTTGAGGAGGATTGGGCTTCAGAGGATTATTAGGTTTTAAAAAGGAAACCTGATATAATAATAGTATGAACAAATTAACATATAAGACACCAACAGCAAGAGACGTTAAAGTAGCATTCACCGCACTTGGGCATGATGTTACAGATGCGCGCACCTTTAATGATCCTCGGAAATTCGGACGCCGAATCAAGCTTACAACAACTGTAGCATCAGCTGATCTAAACAATGTATCTGAGCTGCTAGTGAAGATGTTTCCAACATATAAATTTAATGTGAGTGAGTGTACCAATGCAGGATTAAGTTGCTATAACTACACCTCAGTACAGTGCCTTTTAACCAAGTAGGACAAAACCAAAACAAACAAACAAACAAACATATGAAACGTAATAAAGAATGGCTCGCTAACAAGAACGCAACTAAGAATCCTAAGTTGTTTAACGTTAACATCTATCGTGATGCATCTGGTGAACTGCACCTTGTCGGTGGAGACACGGAAGTATATGATAAGCGCACTCAGGAATGGATGCCAGTTAACACACGAGCATTTGGCAATATGATTAATAGCCAAGGGATTCATACAGCATAAGGTAAGACGTCCTGAGCATGACATAAAACTGCTCCGTGTATAGCCCGGACGCACGTTAAAGATACCCGGGCACACTTTTAAATTGGAAATCTGATATAATAATAGTATGAGCGATATAAACGAGTTAGTTGAGTTATTTGAAGATGCAGTGTATGAAAGACCATCAGAAAGAGATAGTGTATGTGAAGTTACTACTGCAATAGGGTATAGTTGTTTAGAGCACTTCCTAGATGATAATCCAGGCGCATGCGAGAAGATTCTGGAATTTATCACTGATCATTGCAAACTCTATGTTGAGTCGAACGCAGATGAGCCAGCATTCAAAGAGTTTGTAGGTGATGGTGAAGAGAGATATTAAGGAACTCTGATATAATATTAGTATGAGCAAATTACAAAACGACATGTATCAACGAATTGATGGGCTAGTAAATATCAAATTGGTCGACGAATTTATCGACCAATTTGCGGCGATCTGCACTGATGTACAGAATGAAGAGCCATTTGAAACTGCAGATGTTATCAAATATCTCACAGCAAGGATGCAAGAAACGGAACTCTGATATAATAATAATATGAAGATGATCAAATTAGGTAAATTTAAATTAGTGTTTGGCCAAATTGGCAATTGCATTACTAACATCCTCCACGTGAAGCTGCACAAGCTCATGGCTGGTAAGAAGACTGTTAAGGTTGGATGGCGTGGTAGTGATTGGGATGAGCTCGATGCTAGTATTACACTCAACAAGTGGTACGTACCGATCAGCGCTACCTGGAATTCAACAAAACTAGCCAAGCGATTTGGCACACCATTTGAAGCTCCGTTCGGCACGTATCATGTCTGGGACTCAAAACTTCTCGGAGAACATATCGAACTCTAAACCACAACACATACAACATAATGAACAAAGTCCTATTACTACTAGTATTGTTAATTGTCAACGCGACCGCTGCTGAGAACGTTGTGAAGTTGGAAGCAGGTATGAACCAGAAAGAGCGGGTCCAGCTCCGCTTAGCTCGAGCGCGCATGCCAGAGATTACCAAGTACTCTCCAGCATGGTTTAACGTCACCCGTACTGAAGCTGTATCCATCTCGACCGGGGCACGTGTACGTTGTGCAGTAGTTCGTCTCCGCTCCAATGGAGCTGTATACAAGACAATCTTATTCAAGCCCTTCCAAGCGTCGGTGCTAGAGTATTGGAATCCATCCGAATGACCGGGAGCAACCAACCACACCTCCCCATACTCGTTTTGCTTATAGCATTAATGAACTTGGTACTTAGCGCAGCGAATGGAGTTATTGGCGTTTGGTATTCATCTAGCGCGTTGGTAATGGCAACACATATATGTATGTCATTTATTGGGCTAGGCGGAGTAGCTCTATGCACCTATGCAATTCTTAAGAAGTAAATAAGCGCGCTCAAAAATCAAAAGGAAATCTGATATAATATTAATATGAAGATACCAGCATATGAACAAGCAGAAATTGTTAAGCGTCTAGACGCTGATACGCGATTGAAACGTCTAGTACAGGAGGCGACTGAGAGATGTGGTCACGAGTTAGGACTAGATGATGTTGTAGATATTCAGAATAGGTTCGAACAACGCTCCCTGATCATGATCAACCAATAGAAGGAAACCTGATATAATAATAGTATGCAGGAAGACAAATTAGAAGTTGGGTGTGAAGTGTTAACATCAGATGGTACCATTCATAGTATTGTATCAGTAGAATTTGGTGAAGCATGGGCTGAGTGGAAGAATGATGTAAGGCCATACTGGGAGATAGAATGGCCTTATACAGTAGGAATAGTTGGAAGTCCAGAAGTGGTAGCAGTAACTTGGCCACTCCGGAGCCCAGTATCACGAATCAAATAAAATGCCACTAGTATTATAATATGGGAAAATTAAAAACTAACGGATGAGGGTGATATCATCGAAGGAAGAAGCATCTAAATATGGCGCTCTAGATGATCCAGTAAAGATGTATTTCAAGCAGATGGGTAAAGCTCCTCTGCTGAACCGAGAGCAGGAGATTGAGATATCTAAGCGCATCGAGACAGCAGAGAGTAAGGCCATCATGATGAACGACAGCCCCGAGCGTCATCAGCATTGGATGCAGGAAGCGCAACGAGCCAAGACTGAGATGGTTGAAGCGAATCTCCGGTTGGTGATCTCCATTGCCAAGAAGTATATGAATCGTGGTCTACCGTTCCTCGATTTGATCCAGGAAGGTAACCTAGGGTTGATGAAGGCTGTGCGCAAGTTTGAGTATCGCCGCGGGTACAAATTCTCAACCTACGCCACGTGGTGGATTCGTCAGGCGATCACTAGCTCAATTGCCGACCAGTCAAGAACGATTCGTATACCGATGCACGTGCTAGAGCTGATTAACAAACTTAGGCGCGTGGAGAAGCAGCTCGTACAGGAGTATGGTTACGAGCCAACCACTGAAGAGATTGCTGCAGAGGTTCATCTACCAGTTGGGCGTGTACGTTCTGTCATGACAATGGCTCAACAGACCATCTCCCTTGAAGCACCCGTTGGTGGGAGTACTACCACGTTTGGTGATTTCATTGAAGGTCATGCCGCTGAAGAGTCGGCAGAAGAGAATAGCTTATCACACCTCCATGATACAGTCCAACATGTGCTGAACACTCTGACAGAGCGTGAGCGCGAGATCATAGTTCTTCGCTCCGGGTTGATCGATGGTCGCAGCTCCACCCTCGAGGAGGTAGGGAGACAATTTCAAGTCACGCGTGAGCGCATTCGTCAAATCGAAGCGAAGGCTCTCCGGAAGATGCGCGCGGTTATGCCACGCTAGCAAAAAGGAAATCTGATATAATAATAGTATGACGGAAGACAAATTAGCTCGATTGGTTAAAGAATATTTCAACGATGAACTCGAATGTGCCAAGGCAATGGCCAAGGACGAGGAGAAGGTCATTACCGATGATGCAAACTTCAAGCGAGATATCTATATAGATGCGATTGAAATGCTCATCGCTGACATCGATTCGATCCAACGCTGTGAAGAAGATTTCGAATATGTAACTAGCTAGAGGAACTCTGATATAATAATAGTATGACCGATAAAGAAAAGAAGACACGTTTCATCTTAACACGCCGCCCAGAGTTGCTAGCTAAGATGACCAAAGAACAGCTCATCGCAGCACGTGAGCATGTACAAGAGATGGACAGTACAGCACTGTGGGAGTGTTGGGCAACACATTTCAAACCTCTGTATGAACATAAAGTAACTGGCGCACGTTTGTCCAGACCTATTGCAGACAAACGTACTAGTCTCTAACACACCCCCCTCAGAAAAGATGATGGCTCTCTCTACCACACCCTTCTCTGAGAGAGCGGGGTCTATAGACAACGGCGTTCGAGATTGCTGTATATATGAGAAGGGGGAAAAGTACCTGCACCCCATGGCTCCACAACCGATTTTTTTCGCGGAAACTTCTAAATATCGGTTAACCTTTTATAAATAATATTATGAGAAACAAAGATCGGCTGATTTGGGAAGCATTTCAATCTAATAGTACGAGTAAGTTAAATAAAGAACAAACTAAAGAGTTGGTTAACGATTGTTATAAAAAGTTCAGAGAGTTAAATAGGTTGTATAAGCAAGATTTTTTAGATGAAGCCGGTGATAACGTTGTTGAGGAGTTTTTATATGATTTGCATGCTTCGATTGAGTTGGATCTTGGCATTGCCACTCGGCCCCATCAACGCGGGTAGGTTTAAAAGGTAAATCTGAATACCTGAAAACACTACCTAGGTAGTAAACAGAATTACAGTTAACTATAAACAATTAGGGTTGGGAGATCTAAAGGAGAGCGCACGTCACATAGGTATTTCAGAAGTCTCGATGCCACACCATTTTTTCGCGAAATATCTTACCCCTACTATAAATAAATTTATACATGAGCGCAAAAGATTTACAGTACATTAAAGAGGCCTGGGAAGGTATGAACTCGACGTCGAGTTCAAACTCGACCCCGGCTGAAACTGCCCACCAAGCAGCAGATAAGAGTGTTATTAATATCGATGGGTGGGCCGAAGAGCTGGCTGATTCTCTGGGTGATGATTCTCTAGAATATTTTATTAACAACTTCGAGCTAGTTTCAGGTACCCTTATGGAAGCGTTAAAAGACGAGCATCAGTACCGGACTAGTCCGAGAGACTAACTAACAAGACCCCGGATATTCTATTACCAGTGTAACCGGATATCCGGGTTGCTGATCTCTAGAGCTTCCGAATTTGGTAGATATCTTTATAACACTCGGGAAGAGGTAGTGCACTGGGAGCAATCGGAGTTTAGGGGTACCGGTGCATGAGGAGGCCGGGGCCAGG